TAAAATAAAACCAATATTATGACTTTTAATAATTCCAAGTAATGTTTGAACTATTTCTTTTGTCCTTCGAGTCCTATCATCACTTGCCCTGATTCGTCTTTTCTTTTGCTCCGGAGCCGTTTTTATACAACCACTTTCCAATATGTAGTTGTCTTTTGTATCAATCACGGCATATCCCCAAGCAGTGAAGGAAGGATCATTTGTGAGAATGTTCATGGTCTTTTTGGTTTACGTTCCGATTTAAATTTTGATTCAATCTCTTCCCATACTGTTATAACCTCCTCCCGGAGTTCCTGCTCGAGACCATCCTGCTCAACCTGTTTGATGGACTCCTCCATGGAATTGGATAATACAAGATCACCGACGGAGTAAACTTTTGTCTGATATTGATCTTTGAGGTACTGCAAACAGTCACGGATATCATCTATCCCATAATCAAATAGTATTGTCACTGGGGCAACATGATATGGTTTCCAAATGGATGATTTGAATACTTCCACCTGAGTTTCCACTCCTATTACCCGCATTTCCTCTTTCCCCTTAATTTTCATTTTCCTTTTTATCTTCTCCGGTTTTAATGTCCGAAGCCGAAGGGAGGAATAAAACCCTATGGATTCCCCACCGGGAGTGGTATATTTCTGTCCATAGGGGCCGGCATCAATATTAATTCTTACCTGGTTTGAGCATACCATCAGATAATTACTCTGCTTTATGATCCGGCAGGTCTTCCGGAGTTCTTCTGAAAACTCCTTTGCTCTCCTCATTCCCATCTTATCACCATCGTCATTGGTCATTTCCTGAGTAGTGGATAGGGCGGCAAGGGAATCAGCAAAGATTCCATTTACCACAATATTCTGACCAGGTGGTTCCCACGATCGGACAGCCTGGAATACTTCCGGCACACGATCCGGTGTTTTATAATTCTCAGGCTTTAACTCCATTCCAAACATCCGGGCAAACTGTTTATCTAATCGGGCTTCCGGATCATGGAACATAATGTCTCCCCCTTGACGCTGAACAGCTCCGGCGATTTCACTGAGTAGAACTGTTTTACCTGATCCGCTGGGACCAAAGATTTCCACCAGGATACCGCTTGGAAGTCCTCCACCACGAATCCGTCCTCCTGATATTGCCAGGTCAAGTAGAGTACTACCTGTACTGGTAACAATTCCGAAGTTTCCATCATATTCCTCCTTTTTATCCGGCATCACCCGGCGTTGGATTTGTGAGCTAAGAGATTCTGTCCCTCTTGATCGTTTCATTCTGATACACGTTATTTAATACCTTCACTATATAATCATCCGGTAACCCGCGACTGACCAGTTCCTGTGTGATTTTTATTTTGAAATCATCAAAGGTCAGAGTAGTCTTCCCCTTCTTTAACTCCCACCACTTCTTTTGCATCCTATCGGTGAGTTCCTTGACCAACTCCTCTTCCGATATCTCTTTCCTTCTCTCCTCAACCCAATCTTTCAATAGATCACCGACGATGTCAGTCTTTCCAATACCTTTTGCAAGGATATAGAGGGTGAGATAAATATGAACCTGTGGAGGCATGGAAGCCCCCACAAGTCTATAATTCATCCTTTTAGTTTTCCTTGGTAATAGAGGCATAACTATTTCTTTTTGTGATTCTTCTCGTACAGCTCAATACAATCATCCCAAACCTTGCATTTATCACAATCCTTTGGGAATTTATCGGTATCGTCCCCAAACTTATGTCCATAAGGACATTTGTTATCATCCTCCGGTTCCGATTCCTTCGTCCGACGGCTGGATCTTGCAGGAGCTGATTCTTCCTCTGGTTCTGGTTCCGGTTCTGGTTCCGGCTTTCTCCCACGGCTCCGTGTAGGTTTTTCTTCCTCTGGTTCTGGTTCAGGCTCTTCCTTCTTCTCCGATCTGCTATACCTTTTTGACCTTGCTGGTGGTTCGTCCTCTGGCTCCTCTTCCTTCTCCTCCAGCTTCCCGGCATCCTCTTCCTGAAGATCAAAGAATTTTGCTTCCAATTCCTGGAATGATAAAACCTTTACACAATCATCCAGTGAAGGACAATCGGTCATTACCTCTTCCCCATAAGGTTCCCGATCTTCAAACTTCACACTTACCACTTCCGGGAAATTACTCTTACCGATCTCTTTCCATTTCAGGCGGAGTTCAAGAGTCTTCCCGTTATCGAGTGTAAAGAAGTCTTCATTATCCGGATCCTCCTGAAGCTCTTCAATGAGGGTTTCCTGGAAGAGAAAATCAGACATATCCCAAACATAAGGCTTTTCCTCAAGGTCTTTTACACCTATTGGAATTACTATGTAAAGGCTTCTTTCCTGAGGGTAGAGAAGTTTAAACTCTTCCTTGTCTGCTCCCTCTTTGATTCTTTTCAACTGATAATCACAAACCGGGCATTTCCCACCAAAGGTCTTCCGGCAGATTACCCGCTCATTATCAGCTCCTACGTTGGTATGAACTCTTATCGGTAATCTATACCAGGGAGTGCCGGGAAGAGCAACTCCATTTTTCTCATCCTTCTCGGGATGATTATTGGAGGTAACGATGTAGGGGAGAAAATCCAGTTTTATTGATCTTGCATTATCCGGTAGTTTGAGGAACTCAATACCTTTCGGAAGATCAATATATCCCCGACCTTTACCGGATTTCTTTTGCTTCTCAGCACTTGATACTACCTTCCCACGGAAGGAATGATGTTTTTCTTTAGCCATATTTTCAAATTTAATTTAAGGTTATCCTCTTCTTCTTATTTTACTGGCAATGGAAGAATTAATCTTCTTTTGTCGAGCTTCCTTTTCCTCCGCCAGGTCTCTCGGTATCTTTGGTCCGGAGAAATACTGGAGACCGAGTAATCGCCCGAGATTTTCCAGAGCATCCTTCCGGGCATCAATCGCCTTGACAGCTCCCTGAGCGACGTCCAGTTCAAACTTTGCATTAATCAATCTCTCACTTGCTTCCTTATAATCCGGTTGCATCGGTAGGGTACTTTCAACTACCTTATCGGTAATCTTTTCAATACCAAAACGATCAGGAAATGATCTTATTTCCTTATCCAGTTCAGCTTTCACCAGATCGAATGCTTCCTTTGCCTTATCCACTTCCACCCGGCAGTTGGCTGCATGACGGGAGTATCGGAGCATCAGTCCGGGTTGTTCCAACCACTCAACGTCAAGAGCGGTCTCGTCGATTCTAATGTCTTCTTCGTAATTCATTTCTTGTTGTTTGGTGTTGTAATAAATCCATTTCCTACTATGGTTGGTTTTGCATGTGTCATAGCCACCGATTCCAACCACTCAACATAATCTTCCAAATTGTCCCTCACCGCTCTGGAGATTTGATCATCATTCAAATAGTGATCATCCCCAAAGGGAGAGCGTCCGGTCTGTCGTTTGTAAAGTAATCTTAATTCTTTCTTATCCATATTAATTATTATAAACTGTGTAACAAGCAAATACCAATTGTGGAAATCCTGAGTCATAGAAGGGATTGATGAATTCCTCCATGATCAATCCAGCCCTCCCGTTATCCGATTTTAGTAGGATTGCCTGACAATAACCCAATACAGCTCTACGGATTGATTCCGCTTCTTGATCACGTAACCCATCAAGAATAGTGGATATCTGTTTCCAAGAGGATTTATTTACGAGTGCCCGGCAGAGCTCTATTGTTTGTGACTGACGCGCAGCAGTCTGTCGGGCTACTTCCGCACGACGATCAGCTGGAGCATTCAATACCTGTTCAAGTATCTGGAGAGCATTCCGGGGGTGACCGAGAGAATCCTGAATGATCTGATCGTATATCTCTTTGGGTATTTCCTGTCGCTCTTCCCGGACTACCCGACGGAGGAGAGCATACATGGAAGTCTCATCCAAGGTACGTAGTTGAAATTGTTGGCAACGACCTTTTATTGTCGGGAGCAGTTTTTGTGGGTCTGTTGTACAGAGGATAAAGTAAATATGTTGGGGAGTATCCTCAAGGATTTTAAGGAGGGCATTTTGAGCATCGTTAGTGAGTTTGTGACATTCATCAACAATCCATACCTTCACATCTCCTTTAATGGGTTTAAATTGAGAACTCTTGATTAAGTCCC